AACATTTTGTGGCCCATGTATTATTTCAGAAAACTGGGATCACGCAGAAAAAGAAGCTACACGTTTTAATTTAAAAATTGTTGGCACTTTGGTTGATGCATTCCCAAGCTCTATGATTGAAAAAGAAGAAAAAAGAGTACTACACTAATGGCAATAGACAAAGAAATTAATCCTACGGTTTTAAACGAAGAGAATCAAGTTCCGCTTGGTCAAGAAAGCATGCGTATTGCCTTAGAAGCAATAAGAGATTCAGGGACTGAAGGGTTTGAAATGCAAGAAGATGGCAGCGCTATTCTAAGCGAAACCATGACCGAAGAAGTTGAAACAGATTTTGATAGTAACTTAGCTGAAGTATTAGATGATCAAGAATTAAAAGTTATTTCTAATGAGTTAATAGCAGGAATAGAAAAAGATAAAGCTTCAAGAGAAGACTGGGAAAAAACATACCAAGACGGATTAGAGTATCTTGGTATGAGATTTGATGCTGAAAGATCCGAACCTTTTAGAGGTGCGTCAGGAGTTATTCACCCTTTGCTGGGAGAAGCTGTAACGACATTCCAAGCCCAGGCTTACAAAGAACTTTTACCGTCAGGTGGCCCAGTTAAAACTCAAGTAATAGGTGCTTATAATTCTTTGGTAGAAGCACAAGCGCAAAGAGTTAAAGATTTTATGAACTATCAAATTACTCATGTAATGGAAGAGTTTGATGAAGAGTTAGATCAATTGCTTTTTTATCTACCTTTGGCTGGATCTGCATTTAAAAAAGTTTATTATGACGAAAGCTTAAAAAGAGCAGTATCTAAGTTTATTGCTCCTGAAGATCTAATCGTTCCATATTACACAACCGACTTAGAGTCATGTCCTAGAATTACTAATGTTGTAAAAATTTCAGAAAACGAAGTTACAAAATTACAAGCAGCAGGTTTTTACAGAAAAATAGATTTAGAAAGTGGCGAAAGCGCTAATGATTATAGTGGTGTTAAAGAAGAAATAAACAAGCTATCTGGAATGGAGCCATCTTATGATGACGGCGAAGTTTCACTTCTTTACGAAGTACATTGCAACTTAGAGCTTGAGGGCTTTGAGGACTTAGATGATGAGGGTGAACCAACAGGAATTAAGCTGCCTTATATCGTTACGATAGATGCTAATTCAAATGAAATACTTTCTGTTAGAAGAAACTACAAAGAAAATGACGAGCTAAAAAAGAAAATAGAATACTTTGTTCATTTTAAATTCTTACCAGGTTTAGGATTCTACGGCTTTGGTTTAACTCATATGATTGGTGGCTTGTCAAAAGCTTCAACATCTATTATGAGACAATTAATTGATGCTGGTACTTTAGCTAATCTACCTGCTGGTTTTAAAACCAGAGGTATTAGAATTAGAGACGAAGACACTCCAATACAACCAGGAGAATTTAGAGATGTAGATGCTCCAGGTGGATCGTTAAGAGATTCAATACAGCCACTACCATTTAAAGAGCCTAGTGGAACCTTGCTTCAGTTATTAAACATGTTAGTTAATTCAGGACAAAAGTTTGCATCTATTGCAGAAATTAATACAGGCCAAGGCAACCCAAATGCTCCAGTAGGAACTACGTTAGCTTTATTAGAAAGATCTACAAAAGTATTGTCTGCAATCCACAAAAGATTACACAACTCTCAAAAGAAAGAATTTAGAATTATGGCTAAAGTGTTCCAAGAATACTTGCCGCAAGAATACCCTTACGCAGTAGCAAATAACGAAACAACTATTAAGTTATCTGATTTTGATGAAAAGGTAGATATTTTTCCTGTATCTAATCCAGATATATTTAGTCAATCTCAAAGAATAGCTATGGCTCAAGAGATGATGCAGCTAGTGCAATCTAACCCAGAAGTTCATGGACCTAACGGTACTTACGAAGCTTACAAAAGAATGTATGCAGCAATTGGTGTAGATAACGTTGATCAGATACTTACGCCACCACCTCCTACAGATCCACTTCCACTTGAAGCTGGGTTTGAGAATAATAAATTGTTATTAGGTCAAACAGCTCAAGCGTTCCCACAACAAAATCATGATGCGCATATTTCAATTCACATGTCTTTGTTAAACATGCCTCCTGTTCAAATGAATGCTCAAGTACAAGCTTTGGTACATTCACATATCATGCAACATTTACAAATGAAAGCAGATGTTCTTGGTGAGCAACAAATGCCACCAGAAGTTATGCAGCAGTTCCAACAGTTGCAACAACAAGCTCAACAAGGATCTCCAGAAGAAGCACAAAACTTATCTATTCAAGCGGGTGATCTATTAGCACAATTCTCTTCTCCAGTACTTGCCGAGCTGTTAGTAGAATACAATCAAAAAGTTGCGGCACCTCAAGACGAAGATCCATTAGTGGCTATTAGAAAACAAGAGCTTGCACTAAAAGGTCAAGAGTTATCTATAGAACAACAACAGTTCTTAGCTGCTGAACAAAGAAAAACTCAAGAAGCAAAACAAAGAATGAATGTTGACAGAGAAAGAATTGATACCCAGGAAGATATTGCTGAGTTAAGAAACGATACTGCAAGAGCCAGAATGGAGCAACAAGCTAGATTTAAACTACTCGATCAAAGAAACAAACAATAACATTACACAAGAAACAAAATGAGTAATGAGGTATGGGATTACAAAGGATGGTTCTGGGATGACGTCAACAAAAGAATGTACCGTTGGTATGAGCTAGAACTTTTAATGAAAGAAAGAGAATTAAAAAAACAACAAGACAAAAAAGATGCCGAAAACTTGGCTTAAAGAAAAAATAAATCATATAAAGAAAAAAACTTCTATTGGTAATAGTCGTTTAAGTAATGGAGCAGGAACCAACAAAAATAAAAAACAAAAAGAGTACAAAGGTCAAGGAAAATAAAAACTTGCAAATCTTATATTTAACCAAGATAATAAACAACATGATAAAAAGAACTGAGATATCACAACAAAAAACTCCAACTGTAACTAAGAATAAAGCTAGCTACAGTAATAAAGGTTTTGCTCCTTTAAAAACAGACGCAGGAACTTTTAAGGCTGATGCATCTCCTAAACCTGGAATGGGTAAAGGTAAAAGCAGAGGTATGGGCGCTGCCGAATTTGGTGGCAAGTTTTCTGGCATTTATTAAGTGTCGGTAGTTTGGATAGGCCAAAAATTTTTAACAGAAATTGAGGCTAAAAAAGAAAGCGTAAAGGATGTAATTTTAGCTGGGACTAAAGACTTTGCGAAATATCAGTACTTGTGTGGACGTTACAGCTCTCTCGTCGACGCAGAAAATTTATTTAGGGAGCTGCTAGGAAAAATACAAGAAGATGCCGAAGATACACGTACCTAACTATGTTGCTCAAGCAATCGAAAAAGAAACTGCTGAAAAGAACAAAAAACTAAAAGAAAAAAAAGAAAAACCCGCCTCAGAGGAAAGTATTCCTTATGTTGAACAAGGTGCTAGAGTTTTAGATCCTACTCTTTTAGATAAACCAATTTTAGAAAGAATGCCTCAACCTACTGGCTGGAGAATACTTATTCTTCCATACAAAGGTAAGGCAGTAACAGAAGGTGGTATCCACTTAGTACAATCAACGGTTGATAGAGAGTCTCTAGCTACGGTTGTAGGGTATGTTGTTAAAATGGGTCCTGATTGCTACAAAGACTCCAGTAAGTTTACTGGGCCTTGGTGTCAGGAAAAACAATGGGTGTTGATAGGAAGGTATGCTGGCGCTCGCTTTAGACTTGGTGATGAATCTGAATGCAGAATCATTAATGATGATGAGGTGATTGCTACTATATTAGATCCTGACGATATTCTTGCAGTATAAGGAGTAAATATGTCTGAAGAAGCAAAGAATGAAGAAATAATTGATGAGGGTGAGATTATTGAAGTAGATTTACCAGAGGAAAAACCTAGCGGTAGAATTGCAGATCTTGCACCCCAAGAAGAAAATGATACAGATGAATCAGAAAAAAAGTCTGACGAAGAATTAGAAGACTATTCTGAAAAAGTTAAAAAAAGAATTGGTAATTTAACTCGCAAGTTAAGAGAGGCTGAAAGAGGCCAGGAATCTGCTTACGAGTATGCAAAAAGAATTTCAGAAGAAAATCAACATTTAAAAATAAGATCCTCTTCTTCAGATAGATCTTATTTACAAGAAGCAGAAGGCAGACTTAAATCTCAAAAAGCACAAGCTTTAGCAGCATTAAAGAATGCTCATGAAGTTGCAGATTACGATAAGGTTGCAAAAGCACAAGAAGTTTTATCTAAAATTGCGGTAGAAGAAAACAAAGTAAGTGTTTCAAAAGCTCAACTAGAATATCAACGAAAT